CGCCATCGTGCGCGTGATCTCGGCCGGGCGGCTGGACGTCAACCTCGACCTGGGCTGGGGCATCTGGAAGCGCCACGCAGAGCTCAGGCTGGAGCACGTCAGCCACCTCCCGATCGCCGACGGGCGGCTGGCTCGGCGCTTCCTGTGCGATCAGCTGGGCGAGCTGCCGCGGCCCTGCATCGTCACCTCACGTCGCATCGAGGAGGATGGATGCGCCATCTGCTCGATCTACGTCGACGGCATCGGCGACCTCTCGCAGCTGCTGCTGGCGGCCGGCGTGGCAGCCGCCTGAGATGGTCGCTGACCCTCTCGCTGCTGCTCTTCTGCGGGAGCCTCGGGCTTGCCGCTGAACGCTGGCATGCAGCGTCCCTTCGTGCCCAGGCGCCTGCGCTCGATCTCGCGCGAGCGCCGGGCCTACATGTTCTCGGAGGGCGGGCGCGACCAGCTCGAGCAGTGGTGCGCCCGCGAGTGGCAGCGCTGCGAGCGGCCGACGCTGGAGGGCCTGGTCTACTTCACCCAGCAGTACGGCTCGATCGAACCGCCGGTGGGCGAGCCCATCCCGTTCTACCTGTGGCCGGCTCAGAAGCAGGTGCTGCAGGCCTTCCTGGAGCACGAGGTGTCATGCGTGCTCAAGGCCAGGCGGCTCGGCCTGAGCTGGCTGGCCCTGCACTTCGCAGCCTGGATCCTGCTGTTCGAGCCCTACGGTCCGGGCTCGCGCATCGTGCTGATCTGCAAGAACGACGACGACGCCAAGAAGCTGCTCTCGCGCGTCAGACGCATCTACGAGCGCCTGCCCTTCTGGCTGCGGCCAACGCTCGAGCCCGACAACGTGCGCGAGCTGGGTGTGGAGTCCTCGGGCTCCTCGATCATGGCGCTGCCGGCCACCGACCGGGCTGCCCGCCAGGAGACGGCCACGCTCTTCATCCTGGACGAGTTCGCCTTCCCCAAGGACGGGGCGGCACACGGCATCTGGACGTCCGTGCTGCCGACCATCGAGGGCGGCGGGCGGGGCATCGTGATCTCCACCGGCAACGGGCGCATGGGTGACGGTGCCACCTTCGCCACCATCTGGGAGCGGGCCTCTGCCGGCACCTCCTCGATCAACCCGATCTTCCTGCCCTGGACGGCGCGGCCCGACCGCACCATCGCCTGGTACGAGTCCAAGCGCTCGGACTACATCCGGGTGGAGGACTTCCTGGCCGAGTACCCGGCCACCGCCGACGAGGCGCTGCAGGGCCAGCTCGATCCCGGCGTCTACCCCTGGACGGGCATCCAGGCGGCCGTCGAGATCGGCCACATCCTGGACGACTACTTCCGCATCTCGATCATGGACGGTGTCGAGGTGGGCGGCGACTGGGGCGACTTCCAGACGAACGCGCTCTACGCTTGCGCACTTGCCGCAGGCGGCGTCTGGGTCTGCGACGAGCTCGTGCAGCTGCGTGTCGAACCCGTACGTGCGTCACAGGCAATCCTGGAACACGAGGTCGCTGGCCTGGCACCAGGCATCCAGTCAACGGCATTCGACGCGATGCCACGGGGCACCAATGCTACCTTCGCCTCGGTGCTCAGGTCCTATCACGAGGACCAGCCCGACTCCTACCCGCGCGTGCACCTGACCTGGCCCTTCGGCACCATCAAGGAGGGCGGCAAGGAGCTGCGCGGCATCAACACGGTGGCCTACATCGAGCTCATGTTCACGAACGCGGCCCGGCTGTGGGACCGCATCCGGCCCGGTCTGAGCGGCGACCTGGACGACTACGGCCGGCTCTCGCTGATCCTGTCGACACCCCAGCTGATTGCCATCTCGCCGCGCTGCGAGGTGCTGGCACACCAGCTGCGTGAGCTTCGCCGGGGCGAGGACGGGCGCATCGCCAAGCCCACGCCCTCGCCCTCTGACCCGCTGGCCGGCGACCACGGCCCGGACGCGCTGATCGCGCTCTGCGCCGGCCGCGCGACCAGCTTCACTGCCACGCTCGAGACCGCCAGGAGCCGCGAATGATCATCCAGGTCGCAAACGCGCAGCTGCGGCTCGAGCAGGCCGAGGGCATGTGCGTGCTGATCTTCGTCGACCACGTCGTGCGCCAGCGCGGCGGCCAGGCGGAGCTGGTGCCGACCGGCGTCGAGATCCAGATCGGGCCGATGTCGGCGGCCCTGGCCCGGCAGATGTGCCAGGGCATGCTGGACGACCTGAGCCCCGTGGCGGTGCCGCGCTCGGACGTCGTGAGCGCTCCGCTGAGGGTCTGAGATGGCGATCATGGCCATGCAGACGCTGCTCGGGCGCAACACCTGGCCGCCCACCCGCGAGCTGCGCGAGCTGTGGGACGAGATCGACGTGCTGAGGGGCCTTCGGGTCAACGATCAGCTGGTGCTGGAGTCGCTGGCGCGGGCCTTTGGCTTCGGCGGCGATCCGCCCTACCTGACGCTGCCGATGGCCAAGATCGTGGCCCGGCTGAAGGCCAACCTGCTGTTCGGCGAGCCGCCCGACATCAGGGCCGACCAGATCTCCGACCAGCCGCTGCTGGACGACCTGATCTCGGAGAACGCGCTGCCGGCAGAGCTCAACCGCGCGGCCGCCATCTCGGCCTCGGAGGGCGAGGTCTTCGGGCGCATCTGCATCGATCCCCAGACGCTGGGCTGGCCGATCATCGAGTTCGTCTCGCGGCGCTGGGTGATCCCGCGCTTTGCCGGCCGCTTCCTGACCGGCGCCGTCTTCATCAAGGAGTGGCCCGAGGGCTCGTCGACCGTGTGGCGCCTGCTCGAGGACTACGGGCCGGGCTCGATCGAGTGCACGCTGTGGCGCGGCACCAGCTCGCAGCTGGGCGAGCAGCGCCCGCTGTCGGCCCGTCCCGAGACCTACGACCTGCCCGAGGGCGTGATCCCAACCGGGCTCACCAGCTGCGCCTGCGTGTTCGTGCCGAACCTCCTGGACGAGGACGTGACGCGCGGCATCTCGGACTATCTGGGCGTCGTGATGGGCTTCCTGGCGGTCAACGAGACGGCCTCGATCGGCCAGCAGAACGCCCGCACGACGGGGCTCAAGCGGCTCTTCGTGGATGGCCGCTACCGCAACTCGCGCGGCAACCTGCCGGCTGGCCAGGACATCTTCTGGACCGACTCGGCGCTGCAGGACGCGCTCGGCGCCGGCGGCGGCATCAAGGAGGCCCAGTACTCGTTCGAGTCGCGCGAGCTGACCGACTGGTTCGACCACATCATCGATCTGGTGCTGATCATGGCCGGCGTGGCCCCCAACTCGATCGCCCGCGACTTCTCCAACCGCGGCGCGGCGGTCTCGGGCACGGCGCTTCGGCTGCGCATGTCGCACACGCTGATGGAGGCGGCGGGCTCGGGCCGGATCTGGGATCGCGAGGCCTCCAAGCTCCTGCGCATGGCCCAGCAGCTGGACGCCATGCACTTCAACCGCAGCTGGCAGGACCCCTCGCAGCTGCCGGCCATCGAGCGCCAGGACGGGCTGCCGCGCGACACCATGGAGGAGGCGCAGGAGACGGCCACGCTGGCCACCGCCGGGGCGCTCTCGCTGGAGACCAAGGTGCGCCGCGTGCATCCCGAGTGGTCGGACGAGCAGGTGGCCGACGAGCAGGAGAAGATCGCAGCCGACCAGGCCGCCGCCACGCCCTCGGCGCCCAATCCCATCGGCCAGGCCTCGCCGACCGCCACGGCCGCCCTGGATGCCGCTCGCGGGCGCCTGCCCAACCCGCTTGCCCCACGAGGAGGCACGTCGTGACCAACCCCACCACCGTGCTGCACACGGTGCCGCCGACAGAGCAGCTGTCGCAGCTGACCTACCGCCGCGACGAGCTGCTCAGGGCCGCGCAGCGCAACCGCGTGACCGCTCAGCAGCGGGCCAACGAGCTGATGGAGTGGAAGGCCAAGGGTGAGATCGACGAGGACTACTCGATCGAGGACGACCATCGCATCGCCTCGCTCGAGGCGGGTGCCGAGCAGTGGGACGCCGAGGCAGCCCGCGAGCAGGACAAGATCGACCAGCTGAGTGCCCAGATCGGGCAGATTGCCCGCCCGCTGCGCGGACCCGTGCGCGGCAAGCGGCAGAAGGGAGAGGAGTGAGATGGCAGAGGGAGATGGAGACGACGGCACGGTGCCGCGCTCGGCGCTGATCCGCGAGCGCGAGAAGCGCACGGAGCTCGAGACCCAGATGGCAGCCATGCGCACGGAGCTGGACGGGCTCAAGACGACCGGCCAGTCAGAGCTCGAGAAGGCCCAGCAGTCGGCCTCGCGAGCCCAGGCCGACGTGGCCAAGGCGCAGGCCGAGCGCGATGCCTCCAAGGCCGCGCTCGAGCTGCGCGACCGCCGCGAGTGGACGCGAGATGCCCTGATCGGGCTGAAGGTGCCCTCTGATCGGCTGTCGGCGGCGGTCAAGCTGGTCGATCTGGAGGGCGTCGAGGACGAGGGCCAGGCCGCCAAGGCCGCCGCCGCCGCCACCAAGAGCTTCCCCTTCCTGCTGGAAGGTGCGCCCGCTCCACCGCGCCTGGGCACGCCCGGCGGCGGCGGGCAGCCGGGCAATGGCGCCAGCGACCGGGCCAAGCCGATGCTCGACGACAAGGGCCAGCCGACCGAGGAGTACAAGCGCGGGCTGGGCAGCTTCCTGCAGCGCGTGGCCGGGCTCGACCAGGCACAGCAGGGGCAGTGAGAGCTACCATCGGCGCATCCTGCGTGGACGCGCAGGTGGTCGATCGCCGGGGATCGCGTCGCCGGACGCTAAACGGGTAGCCCGGGCAGCTTTCAACATCCCTGGAGGAGGCTCGCCCCATGGCGAACAACATCCCGATCACCGGGGCAACCCCCGCCGCCGGTGGGTACCTGATCCCGGTCGAGTACGCAGAGACGATGGTGCAGACCGTGCTGCGCGAGAACGCGATCGCCCAGCTGGCCCGGCGGGTCGTCCTGCGCGGGCGCCAGCTGGTGTTCACGACCTACCTCGGCCGCCCGATCGTGGGCTTCGTCGGGGAGGGCGCCCTGAAGCCGATCACGGGCGCCGCCTGGGGACAGGTGACGGTCGGCATCCAGGAGATCGCGACCGTCATCCCGGTCACCAACCAGCTGCTCGAGGACGCCCGCGAGGACCCGATGCTGCTGGTCGAGGAGGACACCAACCTGGCCGTGGCCGACGTCATCGACGCGCACGCGCTGGGCCTGCAGAACGGCGTCGGCATCGCCAGCCAGTTCGGCTCCTCGCTGGCGGCCACCACGCAGACGGTCGAGTACTCGCAGGCCCGTCCCGACGCGCTGGCCTTCGCCATCTCGCAGGCAATGGGCAAGGTCGAGGCCAACGGCGGCAGGCCCAACGGCGCGGTGCTGTCGTGGTCGTTCCGCCAGCAGATTCGCGAGGCGCGGCAGACCGCCTCCGGGCTGGGCGCCGCGCAGCCGGTCTACGGCCAGCTGGGCACGCTCGACCCCTTCCAGGGGCTGAACGCGGCCTTCTCGACCAACCTGGCGGACGTCGGCTCGGCGCCGGCGGCCGGCAAGGTGATCGGCATCGTTGGCGACTTCGCCAACGCCATCATGCTGATGCGCAACGACATCACGGTGGCCCAGACGAGCGAGGCGACGCTCAACAACGCCGGCTCGCTGATCCACCTCTGGCAGCAGAACATGCAGGCCTGGCGCTACGACATCCGGGTCGGCTTCTACGCCAACGATCTCAACCGCCAGTTCTGCGCCATCATCGACACCGCCTAGGAGGCGCACATGGCATCGACACCCAAGGAGAAGGACGTCGAGGTCGAGCAGCAGAAGCAGGCGACCGACCAGTCGCCCGCGCAGGGCTCGGGCGCGGCGGCGGCCGAGGACGGCTCGCTGCCTGGCGTCGAGATGCGCGACCACCCGGAGCAGCCGGACACAGTGCCGCCGACCGGCAAGATGTGGCTGCAGGTGCCGCCCGGCGAGAGCGTTCCCTGAGCCATGCCGGCGCCGTTCACCCCCAAGGGCTGGCAGGACTACACGCCCAACCTGCGGGTGGACGGCGCCGGCAAGGTCTACGACGCAGGCGGCATCGGCGTGCAGGCAACGCCCATCGACGCCGTCTCACTGGTCGACCTCGAGCTGCGCCTGACCGGCTACGCGAGCTCGCTGCCGGCGGCCCGCTTCGTCTTCGACCAGCCGCAGGCCAACGTCGTGTGGGTGATCAACCACGCGCTCGGCACCTTCCCCACCGTGACCGTGATCGACTCGGCCGGCGATGAGGTCGAGGGCGACGTCGAGTACCCCACCCCCAACCAGGTCGTGCTCAGCTTCTCGGCGCCGTTTGCAGGCACCGCCTACCTGATCTGAACGGAGCTCGCGGATGGCCAAGAAGTTCCTGACCCCGATCGACCTGCTGCTGAACGAGCTGCGCAACGCGGTGATCCAGCAGCTGGCCGCCGACCCCTCCTCGCCCACCGACGGGCAGATCTGGGTCAACACCACGCAGAGCGTGCTCAAGCTCAAGCTGGGCGGCACGATCTTCAGCTTCGGCCGGCTGGAGCAGCTGAATGCCCCCGCCGGCCCC